AAAAATAGAAACTCAAAAAGTTCAAGCAATGGCAGCTGGTGCTACAGAGTCTGATCTAAAAGAAAGATTTAAAGCAGTAAATGAATTTATCTCTATGATTAGGCCTAAAACAGTTTATGCATATAATGCATCAGATAAAACAGGTACAGTTGGTGTACTTGAATTAAAAGCTACAGCGCATAAAGATGTGCTTAAAGTAATGAATCAATATATAAAAGATTATAATCAAGATCCGACCTCACTTAATAGTGAGATTCAAGATTCTGGTGTTTGGATCAATATAGTTAGAGAAGGTGATGGATTTGATACTAAATATGGCGCATCAAAAAATCAAATTATGGTTAAAAATGAAAAAGGTATTCCGTCATATCAAGATGATAGAGGACCTCTTGCTGAAAATATTTCAGCAAATTATAATCATTTAGCATATGATTTAAATAGTATATATCAAAAATTATCTTATTCAGAGTTAAAAGATATTCTAGTGGCCAATATTGTAAGCGCATCAGCAACTATGCCTGAATTATTAGTTGAGGGTTTTGGTCTAACTAGTACAGATGAAACACGATCTTCAGTAAATTCAGTCAATTTAAATACTGTAGTTACTAATAGTGTAAAAGGTACATCTAAACCTTCTATCAATCTTGGAGCAGCAGAAGATGTCGACACGGACGATGAAGATCTATTAAGAATGGCAGATAATCTTTTTAAAAGTTAAAAAAATAGAGAGGTAAAAATGTCTGATGAGTTACAACCTATTGACGTAACTAAATTAGCTCATTATACTGATAAAATCCGCGAAATAGGGGAGTTAAATAGAATGATGGCTCCTCTATATCTTAGAGATTTTATTAGTGCTATGGATTTAACTAGCAGCATGCTATCTAGAGCCACAAAATCAAATTTAGATGCTAAATCTAATTTAGATAAGACTAGAGCAATTGCTTATTTAGATAAGGCTGAAGATTACTGTAAAGAAAAAGGAATAAAAATGTCGAATGGAGTTCGTGAAGCTTACGTTGACTTAGATGAAGATGTAATAAGGGCAAAAGAAATATATGCTGCTACAGAAGCAATGGTTACATTTTTAAAAAATAAATGGCAAGCTTTTAGAAATGCACATGATGATGTAAAAAAAATAGCTTATAGCGATACAAATAGTACAAATTTTGAAGGTTTTTAAGTATTAAACATAATTTTTTAGGAGGATAAATGAAAATTAAATTTACATGTTCGAGTTCTAAAGAAAGAACACAAACAATTAGAACGGCACAACTATCTGGTTTTTCTTATTTTAAAAAAGGGGAAGTTTATAAAATTTACTTCTCTAATGGAGAGTATGCAACAGCAAGAGTTAATCGTCTTGATGGTAGTACGCTAAGCATTAATTACAATGAGTTTCCAAAAAATCTTAAGAGAGCATCGGTAGGAAATCCTGTAAGTAGAACTATTAAAGGTTTTAAGAAGATTAAATAATAGGAGCGCATTATGTCAGTAAGTAAATGGATGTCAAAGCTTGAAAGCGATTTCGCTAAAGTAGCTTCTGCCATGCCAAAACCTTCTGATAAAGTAATTGCTATTCCCTCGCCCAGTTTTAATTGGTGTGTAGGGAATAGTGGCTTAACAGAAGGAAAAGCGGTGTGTTTCTTTGGGCCAGAGTCATCTGGTAAATCATTACTTTCTCAACTAGTATTGATTGAGCTTCAAAGAAAATATCCTGAATCAATTCAAATTTTAATTGACGCAGAGTTCAGTTTTAATCCAAATTGGTTCAAGAAGTTGGGTGGTGATCTCGACAGACTACTCGTAAAACAGACAAATGACCCTCTTGAGATTTTTGATTGGCTAGAGAAAGACGTGCACAGTATGCTACAAGAAGGTGCACCTATCAATGGATTAATGATTGATTCAGTGAAGTCAATTAGATATCCTGGAGACATTAAAGCTAAGACTACTGATGTTAGTATGGGTGGATCTGGTGCTAAATACTTAGGTCCAGCCCTCAAAGGATTATTACCTATAATCAGAACTTACAGTATCACAACTCTTCTAATTCAACAAGTTTATGAAGAGATGGATCAGTATAAGAAAATGAACAATCCTTGGATCATACCAGATGGTAGGGCATTAAAGCATTTTTGTGATTACATGCTTCAAGTTGAGAGAGTAGATTCTAAACAAGGTCGAATTGAAGATGGTACAACTATTGCGGGTGGTGCACATCAAGTTGGTCATAAAGTTAGAGTAAAAGGCAAGAAGAATAGGGTGGGTGCTCCGTATAGGGTTGCAGAATTTTCTTTAAATTATGAACAAGGGATTGTAGATACTGAATCTGAGATTTATGAGTTAGCAAAGTCTATGGGAATAATCTATCATCCGATTTCTCCAGGTACAGGTAAGCCAAATAATATGATGTGGGCCTTTAAGAACTATCCTCATGTGAAAGGTGAAGCCAACATGAAGCAATTTATTACGGGAGATAAAACAATTCTGACAGAAGTATATCAATCTTGCTTGAGTGCAGATGATGACATGGTTGCTATTAGAAACAGAACCATATCTACCGCTAATGTAGACGTAGAGAATCTATTGGAGGATTTATAGACCCTATAATTGAATTAGAGATGATTGGTAATAAGATATTAGAGTCAGGCAAAGAAATACCTGGCTCTGCTTATGTAAGTTTAGATAAATGGAGAGAATTGCACGACTATTTAAGGCGAGCATTTTTTCAATCATATAAAGGCAATGGCTTTCATCAGATAGAATTAAATCTATCATTTGGTCGCTTAAGTGTAGTGATGGTGCCAGATGTACCTGCCGATCATATCAGTATTGGTAAATTTTCTTTAAGAGAAATATGTAAAGATATTTATGCAGATAAGGTACTTTTAGACAATGAAACTCGTGATTTTGATACTTTCTTTTTAGAGGAGTTCAGATGTGTAAAATTCTTTTCATAGGTGATCCTCACTTAAAAATAAATAATTTTCAACAATCCGTAGATGTTCTTAAATGGATCGAAAAAATTGCAGAGGAGGAGAAGCCTGATATAGTTTGTAATTTAGGTGATACGTTCGATACACATTCTGTTCTCAGGTCTGAGATATTAGCAGAGTTTAAGTGCCATGTTGAACGTATCACTAAAAAATGTCCATATTGGTATGTGTTGGGTAATCATGACATGTTTAAGCCCAAGGACGCCAAGTATCATGCTTTACAGGCATTCAACATGCCTAATTTTGTAGTTTTTGATAAGATTACGGAGTTAGATGGAATAACTATAGTACCGTATGTAGTAAATTATGAAGATTTCCCCTTACAAACACAACGTATATGCATAACTCATAATACTTTTATAGGTGCTGATTATGGATTCAAAAGAGAAGATTGTGGTATCGACGCTGATAAAGTTTCTGCTGACATTATCATATCTGGGCATATACACGGAAGACAAACATTTGGAAAAGTACACTATCCGGGGACACCTTATTCTTGCTCCGCATCAGACATTGACCAAAGTAAGGGGGTATTATTATTTTGTACAGAAACATTTGAGCAAAAGTTCATAGAGTCTCCTTTTATGAAATGGAGAAGTATAGAAGTTGAAGCTAATTCAAGTAATGACTTTAATTTTCTCCACGATACTTTAAAAGCACATCTAAACGAAAAAGATACTTGGTTAATTAAAATAACTGGTCCAAAAGTGGAAATAACAGCATATTTAAAATCAAAAAAGTTTACCACCTTGATTAAAAATAAGAAAGTAATAACGAAAGCAATACCAAACGATAAGAATAAGCAAAAGATACAGATAAAAACTACATCTATAGAATCTATGTTTTCTGAGTATATAAATAAAGTTTATGATGGATCTATAGATAAGCAATTAATTTTACAAAGAACACTTAATATATTGGCTAATAAAGAATAAAAATGGTATAATATGAGTGAGGCATAGGTATGATATATTTAGACCATCATAAATGGCTAGTTGAGAGTAACCTCTTAACAGAAGAAATGAAAGATAATATAGCTATGGGTGGTTATTGTTTAATAGAAGACACCATAGAAGCGGTTACTAGCTTAGATTTTGAAAATTTTACCGTTAAATATAGATTAGTTTTGCCGGATAGATTATGTAAAAACTTACAGTTACTAAGAAAATATAAGGAAAATAGGAGTATAGGTTTTTTTGAGATGAGAAAATTAAAAAAATTTATACTAAGTAAGAAAAATAATGATGATACAGGTATGGGATACGATTTAGATAAGATAGCTAATAGTTTTGTTAAAGCTTATCTAAACAATAAGTGGAGTGCGAAAGTAGACTATATTAACGCAAACAATTACGATGGTTCAAAAAATTTATGGCTATATTCAGAGAGTGATTTGGAATCTAACTGAAGATGAAGATATTCGTCAAGAATTATGGGTATATATCTTAGAAGGTAATTCGCCCTTATTTATTAAAGAACATTTCTTAAAAATAAGACATAAAATGGAGCAGTAATGGCCTTAAAGAGATCTTTTAATGATGAAGAAAAGTTTGGTTTAACACAGCAAGAGATAGAACTTGGAGAAAAATATTTAAGAAAGCATAAAACTGCTGGCGCTCTTTCCCAGATTGAATCACTTAAAGTTTATGAATTATACATGGTTGGTTGCAGCTTTAATGAAATACAAGCGCAATTCCCACAACATGATATGGGCCAAATAGTACTTACAGCAGCTTTGCAAAGATGGGCTCTAGATAGAGAACAAATGCATTCAACTCTTAGAGATAGAGTTAGAGCTAAAGTTATAAAATCAGTTATTGAACAAACAGATTTTTTAACCACTGTACTAAGTGTTGCTTCAACAGAGCATATGAAGGAGATGCGAGATTATATCGTGGATCCTTCTAATCCTAAACCTATACTTAGAATAAAATCTATTAAAGAATACAAAGAAGTTACAGAAACTTTAGCAAAAATAGTTCAAGGAGCAACTCCTAGTGCTCGTGATAACAAAATGTCACCAATGTTTGATGCTTTAGCACCAAAAGAGTTAAAAAAAATAGAAGATAAGAAGACGGAAGGCGACGATGAGTTAGACTTAGATGCACTATTGGCTGATGAAGGGCAGAACTAATCTATGAAAAAAAGAAAAACAACTGGTTTAGAGGCTCTACCAATAGAGCAGCGTAAAAAACTGTTTTTTAAAAAGTGTTCTACTAAAGAAGAACTCTCAAAATTCATACAATTATTTTTTGGCTTATACCTGCCAGATGAAACAGTATCTAGATTTGCTGACACTAATCCCTTAAACGTTATTTGGGAAGTGTATGATATATGTGTAAATAAGAACAATCCGTTGAATATAGAGGAATTATTATTCGTAGCAGGTCGAGGATCGGGTAAAACGCTTGGAATGGCTATTGCAGAATTATTGGTAATGCTTCATGACGGTAGAGATTGCTGTCACGTAGGCGCCGTTCTTGCTCAGGCAAAGCGGTGTTATGAATATCAAACCAAGTTTATGCGCTCGTCTAGAATAAGGCCGATAATAGAAGATAAAAATCAATTACCAGAAGATAGAGTATTGCAAAAGTTAAACATGGAAAAATCAACCTTTAATGTTAATGGTGAACTTGCGACAATAGAAGTTCTACCATGTACCCTAAAGGCATTGAACGGTCCTCACGTGCCTCTAGTTGTAACTGATGAGATTGACACAGTATCTGGTGAAGGTTTAAAAGCTTTTAAAGAAATATCTGGGATGTTAGATTCTAAAGGAGACAAGATAGCACTGAGAGTCGGTATATCTACTAGAAAATCTAGATATGGCCTGATGAATAAGATGATAGAAGATGCTGAACAATCTGGTAGGCACATTAGAAAATGGACAGCATTTGAATTCTCAGCTAGATGTCCAGATTCCAGATCCGGTATCATACCTACCACATCATATCACATATTAGACAGTATGGAAGTTATTGACGAAGAGACCTTCAACTTAAAAGATATAAAAAAACAAAAAGAATACGTTAAGCATGTTATGCCAGGTGAAAAATGTTTAACATGTCCAGCAGCTGCTATATGTATTGGTGATGCTAAAAAACAAAAATCAAAGTCTTGGATGCTAAAACCTGTACGTGAGTTAATTCAAAAAATTAGATCGGAAGGATCTGATTGGGCATTAGCACAGCTTATGAACTTAAAACCCTCAGTAGAAGGAATAATCTTTAAAGAATTCGATGAAAAAATACACGTGAATACGTGGAACCAGATGTGGTTAAAGTTAACTGGAGTTGAGTATCCTGGAGAATGCACACATGATATATTTGTTAAAAAATGTCATGCAATGAATTTATCTTGTTATGCAGGTGTGGACTGGGGGTGGTCTAATCCAAATACTGTCGTTTATCTTTTTGTAGATAAAAAAGATAATGTATTTATAGTTAGAGCGGATGGAATGACTTATGTTTCTCAACCTGAATGGGTACACTATATAAAAAATAAATATCATCATATGTACAGATGTCAGTTGTACTTTCCAGATATAGCAGATCAAGGTGCTGTAACTGAAATGAGAAAGGCGGGTTTACCTACTGCTTCAGAAAACGATAAAACTATAAATACAGGTATCCAAGTTATTAAGAAGTTACTTAGAGTACCTGGTGCCAATGATACTAAATTACATATAGCCAAAGAAACATGCGGTCCTATAATTGAAGAATTTTTAACCTATCACTTTAAGACAGCTGCAGATGGAACTATAACAGAAATGCCAGATACAGAATATGATCACTGGTTAGATGCTCTTAGATATGTTTTAACAATGTTATTGGGCAAATCTACTCTCATAATGGGTAATGGAATGACGATAGAAGATAAAAAGATAACTGATAATAGTGGAAATTTTTTTAGAGCACCTACAGCAGAAGAATTTGCTATGGCAAATAAAATAACAATAGGAACAGAAATAGACACATCTAAATTAGGAAAAATAGGTAAACCTAGTGACTTAGATGACAATGATGATCAATGGAAAGGCGACGGTGGATTTTTGTGGTCAATGTGATTAGCCGATAACACACTATAAGTATAATAAATTAAAATATAATACATAGGAATATACATGGGACTTTTAGATAATTGGATTAAGAAAAATATTCAAGAAGAACTTGATGAACTTCTTTTATCGAAAGCGACATCAGATCCAGATGCCGTACCCGAAAAACCAGATACTTCTAATCTAGAATCAGAGACTGAAATTGGAAGAAAAGCGATATTAACAGATCCCTTTTTCGCACAGCAGAGTCAACATACACTATATAAACACAAGTTATCTAGATTGTCTAATAAGACGCTGAAAGATGTCTCTTTAAGGGATTGGCTAGTTTCATCTATAATTCAAAATAGAACAGACACATTGTTAAGATTTTCTAGACCTCAATTGCGCAAATTTGACATGGGATATAGAATAGTAAAAAAAGATGAGCATGGCGATTACAGTGAAGAAGAAAAACAAGAAATAGATAATTTACAAGCTTTCATATATAATTGTGGAAGATCAGATGGCACGCCAGATGACGATAAGATGTTATTTGGTGAGTTTTTAAAACTAATAGTAAGAGACGCATTAACTTTTGGTCACATTACTGTAGAAAAAATAAAAACAAGACTTGGTGCATTACATAGATTTAGACCATTACCAGCAGAAAATCTATATCACATTAATAAAACAACCTCCAAGAAGCAGGTAGAAGATCAAATTAAAGCGATAAAAGAATCATATACTGCGCCTCTGTCTGATAACGATCCAAGATCTGCATATGTAGTAAATGAAACTACCTTAGATTATTATAAGTATGTGCAAGTATCTTATGATAATAGACCATTAGCTGTTTTTGGCGATGAAGACATGATCTTCAGACTGTTTAATCCTCAAAATTTTGCAGATAGTAGTGGTTATGCATATTCTCCATTAGAATTAGCTATTATAAATATAACTAATCACATGAATACTGAAACTTATAATTCTAACTTCTTTACTCATGGTCAAGCGGCAAAAGGTGTTTTACACTTAAAAGGAACTGTGACTCAATCTCAATTAACGGCTTTTCGTAGACAATTTTATAATTTAATAAATGGCACACAAAATGCTTGGCGAACACCTATAATTGCAGGATTAGATGATGTTCAATGGGTTCCAATGGCTGGTGGTTCCAAAGAGATGGAATATCTAAACTATAATATGCATTTAATGAGATCAATATGTA